CGTTTACAGCAGAACTAGCAGTCTGTAATACTATAGCTTCATTACCATTTGCATCTGCTATAAAACCACCATCAACTATTTTAGGTGCTGTCAAGGTTTTATTTGATAAAGTTTGCGTTGTACTTGCATAGTATGTATCTAACAAATCAACATCAAAGTATTTCATTACTGAAGCACTAGAGTCATGCATGAGTATAGCATCGTTGTTTGCTATGGCAGTACTAGTATCTATACTAACAGCAGAGGCATCTGCAACAGTGTTTAATTCTGCACCAGTAGCATTTAGACCCGATACGTTAAATGATGCATCTACTAATGCTTTTACAGATTGTTGTGTAGGTATTAGCGTAGCACTATTAGAAGAGAAGTCATCCTCATCAGCAAAGCCTGTAATTGTTATAGTGCCATCTGATATTGAACCAAAGGTAACTGTACCTGTTGTAGTTATGGCAGATGACCCATTGTTTATTGCACCAAACCCTGTAGAGATACTACCACTGTTTAATGCACCAGTAGTAACTAGGTTTGGCATAGCTGTTATTTCATCATCAAAGTATGCAGCTAAGTCTGTAACTGCAACCTGCTTCATTGTTCCATCATCATTAACAACCACTCTATCTGCATCAACTATTGTAGTGCTTGACGCTGATGTATCACCATCCATAATGTTTAGTTCAGTGGCAGTAACTGTAGCACCGTCAAGTATATTTAGTTCTGCTGCTGTTGATGTAACACCATCTAGTATATTTAGTTCTTCTGGTGTAGATGTAATCTGTGTTGTACTTACTGCTGCTAATACAGGTATTGTACCCGATTGGTTAGGTAAGTTAATTGTACGATCAGCAGTAGGATCTACAATGGATAATGTAGTCTCAAAGTCATCAGCAGTAGCACCTTCAAACACGATTGCATTTTGTGCATTCATAGTAACTGTATCTACTACTGTTTGTGTACCACTTACTGTTAGGTTTCCTGTAACAGTTAGGTTATCACCTATAGTTACTTCAGAAGTACCATGTCCTATTGTTATAGCAGTACCAGATACACCTGTACCGATAGATACTGACTCACTGCTGTTGGCTGTATCAACAATAAGATATGCATCTGATCCTTGCTTAATTGTAAATGCAGTGGCTGAGTTATCTGTTACTGCTACGTTAATGTCTGTATCATCAGCAGAGATAGAGTCAAGGGCAATATCACCTACGTTAGTTATATTACCATCACCTACGCTAAGTGCAGTAGCACTAAGAGTTCCAGCTAGTGCAGTATTAGCTCCAGTAAATGTAGCAGCAGTAGTAGAGCCAGATTTAATTATTAAGTTACCACTGTTGTTTGTTAATGCACCATATTGTGTGCCATCATCTTTTAGTAGTACATCAGCACCATCTGCATCTAATATAATATCTCCAGCAGCATCCACTGTCATATCACCAGAAGATAACGCTATAGTTGTACCGTCTATATTAAAGTTATCTATATCAATACCAGCATCAGCAGTAATCTTACCAGTAACTCCTAGTGTACTGCTCATGTCTACAGCACCATTTATATCTATTGTAGTACCGTTTATTTCTACTTCACTATCTGATACAAGGTCTAATACACCATCAGCAGATTGATGTATGTAAGTACCACTATCGCCAAACTGTAGTTGACTAGTACTATTTAGTAGAACACCTGTATCAGCTACATGAGTTAGTGTAACATCCTGATCATCACCTAAATTAATTACTGCACCATCAGCAAGGAACAGATCACTAAACTCTAGGGATGATGTACCTAATGCAGCACCATCAGAAGCATCAGGAACAAATGCAGTTGTGGCAGTTATTGTCGTTCCTTGTATTGTGCTTGATCCAGTTAAAGCACCAGTAACACCTAATGTACCAGCTATAGTAGCATTCTCATCAATGTCGAGTGTATCTATATGTGCAGTACCATCTATATAAAGATCTTTAAATTCATTTGATGCACCACCTAGATCTATATCATTATCTGTTATTGGTAGGATAGATCCATCTTGGATACGAACTTGTTGCACAGAGGAAGAACTTACTTGTGTATAAAACTCAATGTGATCATTAGATGTATCTATAAGTATCTTATTGTTTTGATCAGCATCTGCGATACGATCTATAGGTGGACCTTCTGCTGATGTACCGTCATGTGAGTGACCAGTAGAATTGTTGAAGGCTGCTAATATTTGGTTTAGTTCTGCGTTAATTGGTGCTGCTGATATAACCTCACCACTAACGATCTGCGCTGCTGATTGCCTGGTATATCCTGCCATTATCTATATCCTGCATCTTGATAAGTAATCGAGAACCCACTAATACTGTATGGTGACTGAGTTCCTGTCGATGTTATAACCAAGGATATCGCTCTCCCTGATCCTTGGATGTTCGACTCTAGCACTGGACTAGTCGAACCATCATATCTAAAAGTAGCATCAAAGGTGCTGTTTGTAGTTGTATATCTTGCTAATGCACCTGCTGTAGTTAAAGAATATGTGTTTGGGTCTGGTGTATTAGGATCATCCCAATCATACGCTATACCCAAGTTAATTGTAGATTCACCCTCTGGTCTGGTGAATAACGTAATATGCTGAAATATTTTGCGTTTTTCGGTAGAGTCGAAATATAGAAATGGCGATGCGTAAACAGCAGTAACATCAGCATCATTAAATGTACTGCCACTTTCTTGCTGAAATATCTCACCATTTAAATCTCCATGTAGTGTAACTTCTACATTATTTATTAAACCACTAGTAGCAACAAATGCTCTTATACCTAGTAACTCTCCAAACTCCCAACCAACTCTTCTATCTGCAAATCTAAGACCACCTATTATACCTGCTGTATCTGATGCTGCTGTAGTTGTCTTTGGAAAGAAATATCTAAACTGAGACTTATTACTAATAACTACAGATGACATATTATCTAGATCATGTGTGCTTGGTAGTGACTGTAGTAATTGCTGTACTGGTTTAGATATAGTTTCAAGTTCAACGTCACCAATCCTAGCAGTACCTTGAATAGGACGTATACCATCTGATGCTAGAAATAATACGTCACCACCTATTTCTATAATACTATCTGTAGCAATGCAACCAATATTGTTTGTTACTTCTGCCAAAGCAAAGTCTGAAGAACTTGTACCTGTTAATCTTTTTATTTTATCTTTACCAAATACAAACAAGCTATCTCTAAACTTAGCTATACCTGTTACATCAAATCCTACGTTAATTGTTCCTGATCCACTGGCAGATCTAAATCTGTTATCTACATTAGGTTCACTAAACAATAATTTATTTGGGCCTATATTAGAGCTAGGAAATCCCCCATAAAACTGATGGTTCCTAAAGTCTGTACTAAACTTTGCTCCTGCTGGACTTGCATCATCACTGGTTGTATGATTACTAAAAGTTGTGCCATCAAACCTAGCAGGTTCATTTGTAGTATCACATAATACAACAGACTCTGAGCCAGTAAAAGAATTAAATGTGTGTCTTACCTTCGATACACCGATAGAAGACCGAAAAGAAAATACTCTATTAAATCCGCTTGTAGTATACTTCCATACAGTGTAATACTGACTGTATACTGCTGTTACTGAACTACCACCTCCTGTAGCACCACTAGTAGCAGCAGAGGTAAATGATACTGTATAACTATTAGCATCAGGCACACTAACAACTTCCATTTCTGTTGCGTTTGGTGTTATACCTCCTACAGCAGAACTACCTGAGAATGTAACAAAATTACCTACAGACAATCCATGAGCAGTGTGTGATACTGTTATTGTTGCACTACCACTAGAAACAGTAAAGGGATTAGCACCTAATGAATGTGTTTTACCTGTAGCCTTAAATGTTACTGACCCACCTCCTCCTGCACCATCTCCATTTGCAGCAGAAGTAAAAACTACAGTGTAGCTATTGGCATCTACAACAGAAGCTATTGCCATTTCTACATCGTTTGGTGTTACATTATTAACAGCAGACGATCCTGAAAATATAACTTTATCGCCTACTGCAAGGCCATGTCCAGTATGAGCAACTGTAATCGTAGCACTTCCGTTGCTAGTTGTAAAAGGGTTAGTTCCCAGTGAACCAGTGAAGTCATTTGCGTTACGTCTAACTGCATAAGGAGTACTATTTAATATCCAAATTCCAAGTACTTGACCTAATCCTGCAACTGTACCATAGGTAGTATCATAATCTTTATAACCGTTTATTCTTCTGTATCCACCAAACTGAGATATTTCCATGTTTAACATACGAATGGCAGCACCAGGATTTTGAGTTGCCATTGTAAGAGCTTCTTCGTTAGTAAACAGTCCACCTCTTGATAGAACTGTTACGTCTTTTAAGGCATCCACCATTATATATTACCATGTGGTACGTTTATTAATCTGCTAACTCTAGTGTCTCTAACGTCTGTAAATCTGTTAATTAATATTGTACGCATTCTATCTACACCATCTTCAAATCTTTGTCTAGCCATAGCAGATTGTTGAGCATTATCTCTGAACATATAACAGTGATACAATGCACCATCTATTACTACGTGTTTGAATGGATCAGGTACAGACATGGTATCTGTGGAGTTAGTCATGTCAGATGCAAATGCAAAGTAACTGAAGCTTACCCCATACGTAGCATCTGGTCTAGGAGTAAAACCAGCTTTATTATCTAATGTTCTATAAACATAAATAGGCTGATCAAAATCACTTGTGGTTGCTTCAGCATCTCTTTCATAAAATCTTCTTATAAATGTATCGTAGTCGATAAGTTTTAAATTACGTGCAGAGTGATTATTATCTGAGTCAAAATTTATTCTAAACGAATCCCAATCTGCTATCTTGTAATCAGCAGGTAAAGAATACTCTTGTTGACCTATAACGAGTGTTAAAGAACCAGCAGTA